CGTCCGCGGCCGGCACAATGAGCGCGCAGCGCCCCGATACACCAGATACTATCGCGCCGAGGCTCAAGCTGTGAAGCGAAAGCAGAGCCGCAAGCCTCGTCCCGGAAAACGTCTGCGTAACCTCGCGTCTATGTAGTTTCCACAATAGGCAAATCAGCAAATCATTGGCATGGAACAGGCAACGGTGAAGTGGTCATTGGCCTTTCCGCCGGGCCTGCCGCAAGCGGTCAGGCCAGAAGGAAAACTTTGCCGTCTCTCTTGGACGTTTCCCTTGACTCGCCTCGGCCGCCGTACCCCCATCCCCAAACCCCAGCGGCCGGGGCTTTTTCATTCCAGTTCGGACCGGCCGTCGTTCAACCCGATGTCTTCGCTTGGTTGTGAGCAACCGACGCGCCGGGCCGTTCAACTCGCAAGGTGACATCATGAGCCAGGAAACCTTGGAATTCATCGCCCGCGAACTCTCGAAGCCGCTGCCCAAGGGCAAGAAGCGCCGAGTGTGGCTGGCCCTGCGGGGCCACGAAGTGATCGTGGACAGCCGCCTGTAACGGCGTTCGGGGCATCGCATCACAGATTGGAGCCAAACATGCTTGAGACTGTGATCCGCTTCCTCATCACCATCTGCCTGATCGCGCTCTGCGTCTATCTGGTGCTGTGGGTGCTTGCCGCCGTCGGCATCATCATCCCAGCCATGGTCGTCAAGATCATCTGGATTGTCGCCGCGCTGATCGCGGTCCTATTCCTGGTGCGGCTGCTTCGGCCGTATTGGGGGAACTACATTCCGTAATGCCTGCACTCGAAAACCCCAAGCACGAGCGGTTTGCTCAGGAGCTGGCCAAAGGGCTTGCGGCCGATAAAGCATATGAGGCCGCCGGCTTTAAACCGAACCGCGGAAATGCTGCAACTTTAAAGCAGAAGGAAAGCATTTCAAAAAGGGTGGCTGAACTCCTCGCAGAACGTGAAGCCATCCACGCTCAGGCGACCGCTGAGGCGATTAAAGCTGCGGCCCTTACCAAGGAGTGGGTCATCGAAACCCTTATGGAGAACGTCCAGAGGGCGATGCAGGCCATAGAGGTCAAGCGCTCTGATGGGACTGGTACGGGCGAGTATCAGTATCAGGGCAGCGTCGCAAACAAGGCGCTCGAATTGCTGGGTAAGGAACTCGGGATGTTCGTTGACCGCGCCATAACCGAGAACGTGAACACAAATTATGTTGTCTCAGGCGATCCCGTCGAGAGCATCGAGCAATGGGAAGCTGAGTACGCTCCCAAGCACTAAGCTGGCCTGGTCGCCCCAGGCTGGGCCACAGACTGCGCTGGTCAAATGTCCTGCCGATGAAATCTTTTATGGCGGAGCTCGAGGCGGCGGTAAGACAGACGGGATGCTTGGCAAGTTTGCCGTCAAGGCATCGAGATATGGAGAACACTGTGTTGGCGTGTTCTTTCGACGGTCCCGTGAGGATCTGAAGGAAGCAATAGAGCGCTCGCAGCAGATTTATGGCCCGATTGGGGCAAAGTGGAATGAGCAGAAGAAGTGGTGGCGCTTTCCGAACGGAGCGCGGCTCAAGTTTGAATATCTCGACCGCGACGCTGACGCGGACAACTATCAGGGGCACAACTACACAGACGTTTTTTTCGAGGAGCTGACGCATTGGGCTGATCCAAAGCCCGTCAACAAACTCAGGGCGACGCTTCGGTCTGCGGCTGGCGTACCCTGCCAGTTTCATGCGACGGGCAATCCTGGTGGGCCTGGGCATCAGTGGGTCAAGGCCCGCTATATTACACCGGCTCCGCAAGGCTGGTCTCTCATGTGGGAGGATTTCACCAATCCCTTCAACGGCGAGGTGGTTCGCAAGAACAGGATCTTCATCCCGTCGAAGCTGAGCGACAATCGCTTCCTCGGGTCTGGGTATGTGGCGAACCTCTACCAGTCTGGTTCTGCCGAACTGGTTCGCGCCTGGCTAGCCGGCGATTGGGACGTTGTTGAAGGTGCTTTCTTCGACTGCTGGGATTCAGCCAAACACGTCGTCAGGCCGTTTGAGATCCCGGAAGGATGGACGCGCTTCAGGTCCGGTGACTGGGGCTCAGCCAAGCCTTTTTCGTTCGGTTGGTGGGCGGTGGTCGGCGACAAGTTCAAAACGCCACAAGGTCTGTTGCTGCCGAGAGGTTGCCTGGTTCGCTATCGCGAATGGTACGGGATGGTGCCGGGCAAGCCAAATACGGGGCTGAAGCTCCATGCGAACGAGGTTGGCGCCAAGCTCGCGACGCTGGAGGCAAAAGACCCTCGATTGGTTGGTGGCGTTCTCGATCCGGCTGCTTTTAGCGAGGACGGTGGCCCGTCAATTGCGGAGCGAATTAACTCGGAACTGATCAAGGCAAAACTGGTGCCGTTCCGGCCGGCCGACAACAAGCGTGTTCCGGCTCGCGGCGCGCTAGGCGGTTGGGATCAGATGCGGGCCCGTCTTGTGGGCGACGATGATGGCCTGCCGATGCTTGTGACGTTCTCGACCTGCGTTGACTTCATCAGGACCGTTCCGGCTCTGCAGCATGATCCTGACAAGCCTGAAGATGTGGACAGCGACATGGAAGACCACGCGCCGGATGAAGGCCGGTACGCCTGCATGTCTAGGCCGTGGATTAAGCCTGCCGCGAACGACGACAAGCCCAAGAACGTGTCCGGCTATCGCGCTGCATCTGGCGGCGCCTCCACCGATTGGAAGGCCACACTATGAGTGATCAAAATACCTCCACCGTGCCGCCGAGTCCTTACGATTATGGCTGGTACAAGGGAAAGCCCGGCAAGCCGCGCTAATGCAGACCCTTCCTGCCACCATCCCGCAAGGCCAGCGCCCGGTCATCAGCCAGGACAGCCCTGACGACTACTACGACGTGACGCGCCTGAAGCGGCAATATCAGGACTTTGCCGCGATCAAGGACGCCGAAGCGCGGGAGATGCTGCAATCCCGCCACTACTATCATAGTGATCAGTGGACGAAGGAAGAGATTGCTATCCTGCGGGCCCGCAAACAGCCGCCGGTCACGTCCAATCGCATCGTGCGCAAGATTGACGCGATTGTCGGGCTTGTGGAGCGTCTGCGGCAAGACCCGAAGGCGTATGCGCGCACGCCGAAGCATGACGAAGGCGCCGAACTGGCGACAGCAACGCTTCGGTTTGTGCTCGACAACAACGACTGGAAATCTAAGTCATCCCGTATCGCTCATGCCGGCGCGATTGATGGCATTGCTGGCATTGAATACGATCTTGTCCCTGGTGACGAAGGCGACCCGTCGCTCGAGCTGCATATCACCTATGGCGACGGGTTCTTTTATGACCCGCGCTCGGTCGATGAGGGATTTACCGACGCGCGATTTCTCGGCGTCTCCAAGCCGGTTGACGCCGAGCAGGTGAAAGAGCTCGTTCCTGACCGGGCGGACGAGATCGACGAGCTGTTCATGGATACCGGCAGCGACATGACGACGCCGGCCAGTCAGGATCGCGATACCAACTGGACGCAGACCAACGAAAAGAAGCTTCAGCTTGTCGATCATTGGTACATCAAGGGCGGCAAATGGCGCTGGTGCCTGTATGTCGGCAGTACCAAGCTCATGGAAGGAGTTTCTCCGTTCATTGACGAGAAGGGTAAGACCTTCCCGCGCTACCGCATGTTCTCGGCCGCGGTCGATCATGACGGCGACCGCTATGGCTTCGTGCGCAACCTGAAGGGCCCGCAGGACGAGATCAATCATCGCCGCTCCAAGGCGCTGCATCTGCTCAACAGCCGCCGCGTGATCTCGGAAAAGGGCGCGGTTGACGATATCGAGGTGGCGCGCAGGGAATGGGCCAAGCCTGATGGGTGGGTTGAGACCAATCCCGGCCTTCAGATGACGCCGGACGACACGACCAAGACGGATTTCAAGGGCCAGCTGGAAATGCTCCAGGAGGCCAAGAACGAGATCGAGAACTTCGGACCGAATCCGGCGCTGATCGGGCAGGGGCTCGAGGATAGCTCCGGCCGCGCCATTCAGTTGCTGCAGCAGGCCGGCATCGCCGAGCTCGGCCCGTACCTGTCGGCGTACAAGAACTGGAAAATCCGCGTCTATCGGGACATCTGGAACACCATTCAGCGCTATTGGACCTCCGAGCGCTGGATTCGCGTTACCGACGATCAGAACGTGGCGCAGTTCTTCCAGATCAACAAGATGGAAATGGACCAATACGGCCGGCCGGCGCTGGTCAACGCGATCGGATCGCTCGACGTGGATATCATCATCGATGAGGGCCCGGATGCAGTGAACCTGCAAGGCGACTCGATGATGGTGCTGCAGTCGCTTGGCCCGCAGTTCGCGCAGATGTTCCCTGAGATCGCGCTGGAGCTTTCGCCGCTGCCCAACTCGGTCAAGAAGCCGATGCTGGATAAGATCCAGGCGAAGCAGAACCAGCCGCCGCCGCCCGACCCAAAGGTCATGGCGATGCAAGTCAAGGCGCAGTTGGATGCTCAGACGGCACAGCGAGAGGATCAGCGCGCCGCGGTGCAGCAGCAGCAGGACATGGCAATTCAGGCCCGCCAGCAGCAGCTTGAGGAGCACAGCGCGGCCATGGATGCGCAGATCGAGCGCATGCGCGCCGCCAATGAGATCGAAATTCAGAGGATGAAGGCTGCGGCCGACATCCAGATCGAGCGCATCAAGGCCGCCAATAAGGCGCGGCTAGACCGCGAGGCGCACGAAAACAACATGGACATTGCCAGGGACAAGGCCGCCTACCAGGCGCAAATGGCGAAGTCCCAATCGGCAGCTTAAGGATTGCTTCAGCTCAGCGAAATGATCTCGGTCGAAACCCCTCTTGGGCACGGCTACGCGATCATTTTCGAGTCCGGGGAGCACGACAACCACTGGACCGTCGTTCTGGATAACGGCGCGATCGTCACGTTTACACAGGACCGCATCAAGGTCTCCCGCGACTATACGCACGGGCGCGGGATATCGGATGACCAGATGCGAGAGATCGTACAAGCCGACGATACAGGCTTACCCGCACGCCCGCAGCGACATGCTGGCATACGTGATCGCACGAAACGCGAGGGGACGAAACCATGAGTAACGTTGAGGAACTGGACGAGGACGCTCTTTTCGACCAGGCCGTGGATGATACGCCGGCAGAGCCGGTAGCCGATCCTGCGCCTGAGCCTGAACCGGAGCCGCAGCCTGAACCCGAAGCGCAATTGAGGCCAGAGCCGCAGGCCGACAAGCCAGCGGTCGATGACAACGCGCCGCAGGTTCCGTCGTGGCGGGTTCGC